AGTCCCTAGTGGCTCAAATTGGGTGGTAGTATAATATGGCGACAATAATAAATGCAGACACAAGCACAGGATTAAATCTAACATCAGATACTTCTGGAGTAATATCTTTCCAGTCGGCAGGTGTTACAAAAGGTGGAGTTAATTCTACAGGTCTTACTGGAGATGGCTCTCAACTAACTGGAATTGCTAGTGGAGGTGTAACCCATTTAGGAACTATGACTACAACTTCAGGAACATCACAAACGATTACAGGATTAGATTTTACTGATTTAAACATGTTAATTTTTATAGTTGCACAATGTAGCCATTCTGATGGTACAAGTAGAAAATTATCAATAGGTGTTGCAGGAGGAGCAAATTTAGCTATAGGAGATGCTGTTGCAGCAGGAAATTGCTCTATAGGACAGTACATACTTGATTTAAGATCAAATATAGGTCATTTCCCACAATCACCAGGTAATGCTCCAATTACATCAGGCTCTGATTTTGTAGGTGGAGGTACAGGACATGCTCGTTATTTAATAGGAACAAATTTAAGAGCTTCTTCAAGCACATCAGTAACTGTTGCTTTTGAGGGTGGAGTAACATTTGACAATGGTAAAGTAGAAGTTTATGGACTTAAATAATTAACTAGGAGAAATAAAAATGGCAGCAGAACAAAACACAATAGTAACCCATCATTCAGATGGAACAACAACTACAGAAGTTGTAGATTGGACAGCAGAAGAATTAGCAGCTCATGCAGAAGCAGAAGCTAACGCATGGAAAGGTAATAGAATAGCAGCTTATCCATCTACAGGAGACCAATTAGATATGCAATATTGGGACAGTGTAAATAGCACAACAACATGGGCAGATGCAATAACAAAAGTAAAAACAGATAACCCTAAACCAGAATAAGGACAATAAATGTTTGGTATAAGTGCATTTTCACAATCTCCTTATTCATCTTTAGCAGGTGGTATTAAAGCTGGTATAGCTTCTATAACTGGTTCTGCTACTGTTACAGTTTTAACCTCTGGACAGTTTGTTGAAGGTGTTGCAAGTATTAATAGTACAGCAACAGTATCAGTAATATCTGCTGGACAAATAGTTCTTGGAATAGGAAATATATCTGGAACAGCAACTCTTGGTGTTATTACAAGTGGTCAGATTGTATTAGGTACTGGTGCAATAGTAGGAACAGGAACAGTTGTTGCTTTATCAGCAGGTCAATTTGTAAATGGTTCTGCACAAATATCTGGTGCTGCTACATTGCAAGGTTTAGGTGGTATGGATGCCATTGGAACAGCATCATTTAGTGGCAAAGCTACTGTAACATCAAGTGCTGTAGTAATATTTTCTGGAGATGCTTCAATATCAGCAACAGCAACAATAGTAGCAGATGGTCATATTCAAGGTAACAATTGGACAGTAATACCTGTAACTTCAAACACATGGAATAGGATAGGATAATTATGAGTAGAGATAAAATATCAGAATGGTCAGCAACGGCAGGTTCTAATACCGATGTTGGTGGAGTGAATATTAACGAAGGTTGCCCTCCAGCTACGATCAATAATGCTTTAAGAGAAATAATGGCTCAAGTAAAAGATTTTTCTACAGGCTATGATAACGATAATCTTGTAGTTGGTGGTAATCTTACAGTAGATGGGACAACAACTTTAACAGGAATTCCTACTGGACCAACAGCAGCTTCCGCAACAAATACAACTCAATTAGCTACAACAGCTTTTGTTGTTGCTAAAGTAGGTACTATAGGAACAATGGCTGCTCAAGCATCTAATTCAGTTAATATTACAGGTGGCACTATTTCTGGAACAACTATAAATTCAATTACTGTAGGAAGTAATGGTTCTGGCACAAAAACAGTATCTACTGGAAACCCTACTGGTGGCTCTGATGGTGATATTTGGTATAAGGTTTAATTATGCCTATCTTTGTTAATGATGGTGGCACTAATAAAAATGCTAATGAAGTCCATGTTAATGATAGTGGTACTTGGAAAAGAGCAAATGAAGTATATGTTAAAACTGGTGGAGCTTGGGAGTTAGCATTTGGCGTTACTTATGTTAGTTTATCTAATGCCTCTCTTTCTGGTGTAAATATGGGGTATATAAAAAACTTTAATTTAGGGACTTATTTAGGATTGTCTAGTCCAACAATTATTGTGGTAACAGTAACATCAGGAACAAATTTTGTTTCAACTAGTAATACAACACCAGCATTTGATGTTGGAACTTTACCTACTGGAACTTCTGTAGAAATATCTTTACCTAGTGATGCTAGTATTACTGGCAGAGGTGGTAATGGTGGTTATGGCTCAAATAGTGAAGGTAATCAATCTATGGCAGGCGACTTTGGTGGCACAGGACTATACACAAGATTCCCAATAGCATTAACTAATAATGGAATTATTGGTGGTGGTGGTGGAGGTGGTGGTGGAGCTGGAGGTCGTAGAGTTTATAATGCAGCTGGAAATGGTGGTGGTGGAGCAGGTGGCTATCACGAATCAATAGACTCTAATCAAATTGTAGCATCAGATGGTACAACAGGTTTATCACCAGGAACAAATGTAACTGTACCAGCAGGGTATGGTGGAATAGGAGCTGGACCAAGAACAGATGGCAGTACATCACCTAGAGCTTCTGATGGAACTAAAACAAATGGTGGTTTAGGTTCGGATGATGCACTAAATATAGGAAATAGAATAGGTGGTACTGGTGGTAATTTAGGAGTTGCTGGTTTAGCCGTTGTAGCGGCAGGTGGAGCAGCAGGTAATGCTGTAGATGGTCATTCATATATTACCTATGTTACATCAGGAACAATATCAGGAGGGCAAGTAAACTAATGCCTACTAAACGAGTTCAGTTCACAGATTGGCTACCAGATCAGCCAGATAATTCAGGTGCTTTAAATGAAGCTAAAAATGTAACACCAGTATCTGTTGGCTATCAACCTTTTCCTAATGCAGAAGATTTTAGTGGTGCAGCATCAGAAAATTTAAACTCTGTTTTTGTAGCAAAGTTTGACACAGAGGTTGTATTGTTTGCAGGTGGTGCTACTAAAATATTTAAGTTTAATTCAACTACAGAAGCGTTAGAAGATAAATCTAAATCAGGTGGTTATACAAGTGCATTTCCTTGGAAATTTTCGCAATTTGGAAAAACTGTGTTGGCTGTAAATGGTACAGCACCTATTCAATATTGGACAATAGGAACTTCAACAGCTTTTGCAGATGTATCAACATCACCTACAGCTAAACATATTACTGTAGTAAGAGATTTTGTAGTTACAGGGAGTGTAGCAGCAGGAACTTTAGGAAGGTCTACAGTAAGGTGGTCTGACATTAATGATGAGACTGACTGGACAGCAGGTGCTACATCACAATCAGATATTCAAGTAATTGCAGATGGTGGTAATGTTGTAGGCCTTACAGGTGGTGAATTTGGTTTAATATTTTTAGAAAAATCAATCCAAAGAATGTCATATGTAGGAAGTCCTTTATTCTTCCAATTTGACAATATATCAAGAGGATTAGGTTGTTTAAATGGAAGTTCTATTTGCCAATACAATCAAGTTTCATTCTTTTTAAGTGATGATGGATTTTATTCTTGTGATGGTAATCATGTATCGCCGATTGGAAACGAAAAAATTTATCGTTGGTTTTTTGAGGATGTAGATTTAAGTCTATTAAGTAACATGACTGCTTCTATAAACCCAGCATTAAATATTGCTATTTGGAATTATGCTAATGTAGGTGGCGGAAGAAGTATGTTAGTTTATAATTGGACACTAGGTAAGTGGTCTAGAGTAGAAACTACAGCCACTGTTCTAGGCAATATAGCGACTGTAGGAACGACTTTAGAAGGTTTAGGTACTCTAGGGTACACCGACATAGATGTTATGCCAGCTTCTTTAGACGCAAGACTTTGGGTAGGTGGTAAATTTTTATTTGCTGGTGCTACAGGTACAAAAATATCTACATTTACAGGCTCAACATATAATAGTGAATTAGTAACAACTGATCTTGAAGTTGGTTACAATTCTGTGATTAATTTATTAAGACCACAAATAGATAATGGTAGTGCAGATGTTTCTGTAGCTAGTCGTAGAGAATTAGATGATTCTGTTATATTTGGCGCAGAGGTCTCTACTACATCAGAAGGTAGAGTTAATTTAAGAACTGGTGGTAGGTATCATAGAGTATCTGTTAAACCAACAGGCTCATGGACAAATGCTATGGCTATAGATGTAGACTTTAAACCACAAGGCAATAGATAATGGCAAGAATGTATAGAACTTTGCCATATCAAGGTGGAGAGCCTAGAGCTGTTGCAGAAGTAGTAAATAATGCTGTTAATGGGAAGACCAATAATACTGGGAGTGTTCTTTTGAGAGCTTCTAATACAACCACAACATTAAATGATGAAAGATTAGGATTTGATAGTGTTGTTTTGCTATCACCTTTAACTGCAAATGCAGCAGCACAAAATCCTTATATTTCTACTAAAGCTAAAGGGAGTGTAGTAATAACACACACAAGTGTAGCAAAGGCAGATTTAAACTTTGATTATATTATAGTAGGTTAAGTGTTATTATTGTTTTATGAAATTATATATTGTACCAACAACTCATGTACAACAATATTGGCATCTAGCTGAACCATTATTACAACTAGCTTTAGATAAAGGTAATGACGAGTTCACAGCAGATCAATTAAAGTTAATGGTATCACAAGGGCAACAACAATTATTACTCTTAATGAAAGATGATAAATGTTACTGTGCTTTAACTGTGCAATGGATTATGTACCCTAATGACAGGGTATGTTACATCACTTATATTGGTGGTAAGAATACTAAAAAAGGATTTGAACAATTTAAAAATTGGGCAAAAAGTAATGGTGGAACTGCAATACAAGGCTCTACTAAATTTGAAAGCATAGAACGACTTTGGACACGATTATACAACTACAAAAAGAAGTACACACTTATGGAGCTAAAATTATGATGCACGATTACTTTCCAGAACTAGATGGAAACCAATCTATTGACAATGGGAAAATGGGTAGACAACTCCATAAAGGTGGAGGTGGTGGGCAAACTCAAAACACTAAACAAGAAATTGACCCTATGTTAAAACCATACATAAGCTATGGATTAGATGAAGCACAAGGCTTATATGAAGCAGCTGGTCCAACATACTATCCAGGTCAAACTTATGTAGACCAATCAGCACAAACAACAGAGGGTTTAGGTTTAGCAGAAGCAAGAGCAAGAACAGGAAGTCCATTAATTCCAGCTGCCCAAACTCAAGCATTAAGCACAATACAAGGTGATAGATTATCAGCAGGCAACCCTTATTTTGCATCAATGATGTCAAGTGCAGCTAAACCAATCGTATCAGAATTTAATACAGCTATTAGAGATATTGGTAGCAGAACAGCATCATCAGGAAGATATGGTTCTGGAGCTATGGGTGAGATGGAATCACAAGCATCAGAAAATCTAGCAAATGCTTTATCTTCAAGAGGTTCAGAATTGGCTTATCAGAATTACGCTAATGAAAGAGGTAGACAAGATCAAGCAATAGGAAATGCTGGAGCAATAGCAGGACAAGATTATTCAGATATTCAGCAACTAATGAATGTAGGTCAAGCAAATGAAGCTCAAAGTCTAAAACAATTACAGGGTGACATTTCAAGATATGATTATGGACAAAATGCACCTCAACAAAAATTACAAAATTATCTAGGTTCAGTTTATGGAGCTCCAACACCTATGAATTCAACAACTACCTCTAGCGGAGGTGGTAAATAATGGCTTGGTGGATTCCTTTAGCTATGGCTGCAGGTGGTTATGTTATTGATAAACAAATGGGTGGCGATGGAAAGAAAGGAGCTTTAGCAGGTTTAGCTGGTGGAACAATGCTTCCTGCAGCACCAGCATTAACTTCTGGAACTTTAGGACCTACAGGAGCTACCATGACAGGATTTGGTGGAGCTGGAGGTTCAGGTTTATTAGGTGGAACTACTACCGCTGCAAATCTTGGTGGCGGATATGCTTCTGGCTCATTAGGGGGTATGACAGGATTTAGTCCAGCTGTAAAAACTGCTTTACCTAGTGCAATGCCTGTGGCTGCTACAGGTAGCTATCCATCTTCATTAACAACAGGTGGTCAAGGTGTTCTTACTAATGATTTAAGTAGCTTATTCACAAAAAGTAAAGATTATGTTACTGATGGATTTAATGATATGTCTTTTGCTGACAAGGCACAAGTAGGTATGCAAGCACAAGGATTACTTAATAGACCGACACAACAAATGCAAGCACCTGCAATTCAACAAGCAGAGAATAGAACACAAATCCCTTTAACGGGAAATGGATTAATAACACAGATACAAGATAATAATATAATTAATCTACGGAACGAAGCAGAAGAAGAAGAATTAAGATCACAATATTTAAACCGACCTAACTTTTACGGATAAAAAAACATGGCATTTAACCCACTAGATTTCTTTTCAAATTTACTACCAAAAGACACATCTCTTTTTGGAGGGGCTCCTAGTAGTAGCGTTTCAAGACTACAGCAATTAGGATTGCTTGATGCTGACGCAATAAATAAAGCCAAAAATCAATCTAATATGCAAGGATTATTACAGCTTGGATTAGGTTATTTAGCTCAACCTAAAAATCAAGGGTATGGAAGCATGCTACCTTATTTAGCAAAAGCAGCAATTCCAGCAATTCAACAAAGTCAAAAACCTTATGATAACTTACTTGATGAAGCTAATGTAAATCAGCAAGTTCAACAATACACAGATAATGAATCTCGTAAATTAGGGTTAGAGAATTTTTCATCAGGGTGGGGTGTTCCAAATTCAAACACAACTCAAACAAGTTACACTGGAAGCGGTCAAGTTCCTAGAGATATTATGCAAAATCAAGACAATGTTTCTCCTTACACAAATTCACAATTAACAGAAAATGCAGCGCCACAATTTAACACACCAGTTACTACAAATACAGGAATTTTTAATAAAGATAAATATTTTGCAGATCAGTTAGCACAAAAAAATATCACTTTAGATGATTATGTTAAATATTCTCCAGTATTAAATCCAGCACAAACATTTACATCTGTCGCTGATGGTGCTTCTTTGGTTAATGCAGTAGGGGAAGAAGTTTACAACAATCCAAAAGATGGAAGTGAAAAAAGTAATCTAACAGGCGACATGGCTAACTGGTACAATTTTAACGGTAAATTAAAAGCAGCAGGTGAAAGCCCTTTATCATACGAACAATTTAAAAACACATTTCTAGGTGACTCTGCAAGCAGCAAATCTGGCTATAACAAAGGCTTGGATTTGATGCCAGACATAATTAATAATGCAGCGACTGCCAATGCTGAACTAGGGCTAACAACTGATTTATTAGATAAAATAAACAATGAAGATTATGATTATTTTTCAGGAGCCATGTCTGATGTAAAACTATCAATAGCTAAATTTGCTGATAATTTTGGTCTGTTATCAGAGGATTATAAAACAGCAGCGAATAATACAGAATTTATTAATGCTGTATCAAGAGCTGGTGTATTTAAATTACTTAAACCATTAGGAATAGGAGCAAGAGGGCTTGATACTCCAGCAGAAAGAGATTTCTTAATTGCTGTTTTAACTGGTGATGCTACAAAAATGCGAAGCACATTTAAGATTATGTTAGAACAAAGACAAGAAACATTTAATGGTGATTTAAGAAAATACAATCAGAATTTAAATGATGGAAATTTAGATAAAATGAAAGGCGTATTATCTTATAGAACTACACCATATAATCTAGGGAGTGGTTCATCCACATCTGACTTTAACATTATTGATGTGAGGTAATGATGCTGAAAACTTATACAGTAGAATTTAAAGGAAAAACTTATACGCTTGAGGGGAATAAACCACCCACAAGAAAAGATTTAGTTAAAATTGAAGAATTGCAAAAAATTAAAAGAATGAAGGAGTCGATTCCAGAAACTGACCAAATTATTAAAGGCGGTCTTATTAATTTAGTTCCAAGCACTTTAGGTGTTGCTAAAGATATTGGTACTGCAATCATTAATCCTATTGATACACTTTACGATATGAAAGACACTATTTTAGGCGGTGTTAATAATTTAGCTAAAAATGCTGGCATGGATTCGTGGGATGAGGGAAGAAGAAAGAAGTACGATAGAGAATCTCGAGGTCTTTTCAAAAAAGCAAGAGAGGCGTACGATGCAGGAGATAAAGAGGCTTCTGAAGAATTTATTATGAAAGCAACTGAAGTTTCTAACTTATTTGACAAACAAACAAACAACGCATCTGGGGTGTATGAATATTTTAATAAAAAATACAATGATGAAAAAGGATTTAAAGATACGTTGAAAAATGATCCAGCATCAATTTTGTTAGATTTAAGTGCAATTATTAGCGGAGGGGGTACCCTTGTTGGAAAACTTGCCACTTTAAGTTCAAAAGCTAACTTGTTAAGAAGTAAAAAATTAAAACAACCAAAAATATCAAAAACAGACAATAAATTTAATTTACAAAAATCATTAGTTGATCAAAATATTGTTACATCAAAAAGACAAGCAGCACCACAAAGAGATTTTTCAGGAATATTTAAAAACGCCTCTGTAGAGAGTGGTCTTCGTGGAGCAAGCAATGTGCTAAACAAAACAGCAAATGCTATTAACCCAATCAATTACGGAATGAAAGCAGTTACTGGTACAGGTAGCTTATTGGCTCCAGTAGTAAGTGCATTAACAACCAGAGGTGGTCCAGGAACTATAAGCACAGCTTTAAGATCTGGTCAAAAAGATATATTAAATACACTTAATCCTTTTTCTAAAAATGAGCCTAAATTCTTTTTAGACCAAATGAGAGGAAAATCTAGTCCTGCACAGCTTGTTGATACAGCTAGAGATGCCTTGAGAAGTGTTGTAGCTGGTAAGAATAGGGATTATAATACAGGAAAAATTAAGTTAGCAAAGAACGAAACTGCATTGTCTTTTGCAGGCATTGATAAGGCATTAATTACTGCAAGAGATAAATTCTCAATATACAAAGGTCAAATTGTTAATTCTGAAGCAAATAAAATATTAAATACCATTCAAAAAGATATTACTACATGGAAAAAGAATCCAGAGCTACATTCAGCTATTGGAATGGATAAATTAAAACAAAAGGTACAAAGCCATATAGAAAGCATAGACCCTAAAAATAGACAAGCTGTAACTGCTGGTAAATCAGTAAGGGCAGAAATTGCAAAAACTATCTCAAAACAAGCGCCTGAATATAGTAAAATTATGAAAGAATATGGTAGAGCCTCTGATGTAGTTAAAGAATTAGAAGCAGCATTATCTTTAGGAACAAAAAGTGGCGTAGATCAAGCTATAAGAAAATTAACTTCTATTACTAGAAATAATGTCAATACCTCATTTGGCAGAAGAATAGATTTAGTAAAATTATTAGAAGACGCAGGTGGAAAAGGGCTGATGGAAGAAATTGTTGGCGCATCTTTTCAAGGCTTTAAGCCTAGAGGGTTAGAGGGAGCAATGTCGCAAAGTGTCGCAGGGTTAGGGGTTGGTGCTGGAGCTGTTGCTGGTGTAGTTAGCCCAGGATTAGTTCTTGGTTTGTTAGCCACGCAATCACCTAGAGTTATTGGAGAGATATTGTATAAATTAGGACAAACAGGGGGAGTTCCAGCTAAATTAGTTACTGAATTAGCTAGAATGCCTAAATTTAGAAGTGTAGTGGCTCCGTATCTTGTGGCTTCTGAAAAGAGCAAGGAACAATAATGGATAGCATAAACCCAGTAGAGTTTGGCAAAATGAAAGAGCAGATCGAACAATTACAAAAAGGTCAGGACGAACTTCGAAAAGACATGAAAGAAATGCTTGCTTTAGCTAATAAATCTAAAGGTGGTTTTTGGATGGGTATGGGGATAGCTTCGTTTGTGGGTGGCTTAATATCTATAGCTATTAGGAACTGGATTCAATAATGAATACAAAACAAGAGTCTTTTGATAAGCTATTTAGTAAGCCAGTAATAATAACAGTTGCTCTATTAGCAGCACTACCTATTACTCCTGTTATTTTAGCTTTAATTTATGGATGGAGTAACTAATGTTAGCAGCACTTATATCACCAGTCGCAGCACTACTAGACAAGTTTATACCTGATGCAGACACTAAAAATAAACTAGCACATGAGATAGCTACACTTGCAGAAAGACAAGCACATGAAATTGCATTAGCACAGATAGCAGTAAACAAAGAAGATGCTAAAGGTGCATGGTTTCAAGCAGGTTGGCGACCAGCAGTAGGTTGGGTTTGTGTTGCAGGGTTTGCTATAAACTTTCTTATATCACCATTAGCTGCACCTTTTGGTGTAATAATTCCACAAGCTGATACAGCTACTATGTTACCTGTGTTAATGGGTATGCTAGGTCTAGGTGGTTTAAGATCATACGAAAAGAAAAATGGTTTAAATAAATGATAATGGCAAGTCCTAATTTTAGTATGGATGAATTAACTCATTCAGACACAGCAGCAAGGCATGGTATAGACAATACACCTAATGATAATGAAAAAGAAAACCTTTATAAATTAGCAATGGAGATGGAAGATGTTAGAGAACTTCTTAATAATAAGCCTATTTTTGTTAGCAGTGGCTATCGTTGTTTGGCTCTTAATGAATTACTCGGTAGTAAAAAAACATCTGCTCACACTAAAGGATTGGCTGCAGACCTTACTTGTCGTCAGTACGGAACTCCTAACGAAATTGTATTCGCTCTTATTAATTCCAGTATTCCTTATGACCAGGTTATCTTGGAGTTTAATAGATGGGTCCATATCTCTTTTTGTGAAGATCAAGAAACACCTCGCAGACAGGCTTTAATTATCAACAAACAAGGCACAATGTTATACTCTGATTAGAATATTAAAGAGGTAACTTATTAATGAAGATACTTATTTTAGATATAGAAACATCTCCGCATACAGGATTTCATTGGGGACTGTTTCAACAGAACATTAGCATAGGTCAGCTAATAGAAAGTTCTACTGTGTTATGTTGGGCAGCTAAATGGTTAGGTGAAAAAAAGGTACATTTTTCTAGTGTATACGACACAACTCCAATTAAGATGATTAAAGAAATACATAAGCTTATAGATGAGTCTGATGCAATTATTACTTACAATGGCAAACGATTTGATATGCCAACGCTTAACAAAGAATTTCTTATTCACAAACTACCACCACCTAGTCCATACAAAGACATTGATCTGATTAATACTGCTAGAGGTAAATTTAAATTTGCTAGTAATAAATTAGATTATATTGCTCAAACGCTAGGAATAGGACAAAAAACCTCTCATCAAGGTATGCCATTATGGATTGAGTGTATGGCTAAAAATCCTAAAGCATGGAAGCTGATGAAAAGATATAATATTAATGATGTAAAATTAACAGAAGAAGTTTATGATAGATTAAAGGGTTGGATTAACATTCACCCTAATCACAATATATTATCAAAAGGTGTAGTTTGCCCTAATTGTGGTGGCAATCATTTACAGAAAAGGGGAACATCATTAGCTCTAACAAAAGTTTGGCAAAGGGTTCAATGCCAAGACTGCGGCAAGTGGTCAAAACTAAACAAACCAATAGAAACAAAAAAATCAGACTCGGCTACTCCCATATAAGGAAAATGCAAATGGACATTCAACTTATTGCTATAGCTATGGAAGGAAAAACTATTGAAGCAATTGATGTAGTTTATGGCGAAGATACTATGGTAATCCATTTATCAGACGGCAGTTCTGTAGAGCTTATTATTGATTCAGCATATATGAACATTCAAGACCTTGATGACTAACAAAGACCTCTTTGTATCAAAAACAATTAAAGAACGCAACATGAAGCTGGTGACACTTCCAGATGGCACTAAAACAGATACTTGGAGTAAAGAATATATGCTGTACTGCGAAGCATTGGATTTATCTAGGAAACCTATAGAAAAGCGTAGGGAATGGCTAAACAGATTAAAAAATAAAGACAGGGTGGATGGATTAAAAACTTGGCTACGATTAATATGGAAAAATAAATAATGGGACTACTAGATTTATTACAACAAGGCTATCAAAAATACAAACAATCTGACACGCCAGTTGCTACATTATTGCGTAACAAACCCAAAAATTTTATTCCATCAGTAGCTAGAAATTTAGATCAACAACTTTCATTGTTGCAAACACCAGAAGGAGTATTAGATTTAGTAAATCCTGTATCAAAAATAGGAGGATTATTGGGCTCAATCAATATGGGAAATAAAAGTTTTTCTCAATTTTCTCCAAAAGCAGTTATGGCATTTAAACAAGCTAATGATATACCAAAACCAAAAAGAATAAGTAGTAGGCCAATTCCTAATGAAATAATTAAAGAAAGAAACGCATTAATAGATGGAACAATTACAAATTCTGAATATTACGCTAAACAAAATAAACTTTATCCTTTTACTTATTTTAAAGAAGTACCTAAACTAACAAATGTATTTGATATTGGAAAAGCATTAAAGCACTCAAAGTTGCCTTCTGAAGAAGCAATAAAAGGACAAGTAAAAGGTGGTAGAGCTATTTTAGGATTAGGTGCAAGTATTGATGATGGAACAAAGATAACATCAAGATTAGATATTGATGCTTACGATATATATAATGTATGGTCAGCTAGTATAAGAGGTGCTACAAAGGCAGGTAAAGATACAACTGTTTATGGACAAGCAGCACACTTAATAAGCAAAGGTAAAGATAAAGTAAAACTTAAAGGCTCGGCACAAAAATCATTAAAAATAGCAGAAGGTGGTGGAAAAAGTCCATTTGCTGTAATGGATGGATATTGGAAAGCAAATTCACCAGAAACTATAAGAGAATTAGCAGTAAAATATATTGACAATCCTGAATGGGTGCAAGTTGCTTTTAATCCAACAAAATCAGGTCATTTTATGGATAAAATAAAAGGAATACCAGTAACTGAAGCAGATGAAGTTATACAAATTGGACCTTTAGTATTGGGGAAAAATGTAAAATATGATTTAAACCTTCAACCATTTAGCAAATAAAAGAATATTATGACACTAGAAGAATTACAAAAAATAATAGGACAACAAACTTCTAACTTGCAATTAAAAATGCCTGCAAGAGAAACTAATCCTAATTACGAGTACGACAATATGGGTCAGCCAATTATTCCAGAATTTAGGGAAAATATACCTAATCAAGCATTAAAAATTGGTGGGAACATAATAAACAAAACAAAAGATTTGTTTAACATAAAACCTAAAAATGATATGCTTGGTGAAGATTTTGTATATGTTAGAGGTCAGCCTATTCCAATCACAAAAGATGAAAAAGAAATGAGGCAGGAAAATCCACCAGCTGGAATTTTAGGTGATATGATGATTGGTAGCGGGGGAAATGCTTTAGAAGATTTGGCGTATGGTTATAAACCAAAGACAGAAAATTTAGTAGATTTAGGCTTACTTGGTATTACTCCGTTTTTAGGTGGCATTAAAGGGCTTGCGTCAGCCGTAAAAAATACAAACAAGATAACAGATTTTATTCCTAAAAATTATAACAAATTAGATCAAGACTTACTTTTTAACAGTAGAGTAGATAATAACTTTGTTCCATTAGAAATGGGCTATAAAAATATACCAGACACTTTAGGCGGCAGAAGAATAGATACAGACATAGCAAGGGAGCTAATGCCAGAATATAACTCTGGCAATATTTTAGAAAGGATGCTTGGTATAACAGGAAGTCGTTATCGCTCTAGTGATGCACATCAAGGAGCTAGTAATTTTAGCTCACGCCTTTTTGATGAATTATTAAAAGACCCTATACCAAAAGGAATTAGTGATAAGGCTACATTTACTAGTGGTGGAGCTGGCTCTGGAAAAACAAGCAGCCTAACAAAGCTAATTGATCCTTCTTCTAAAGTAATTCGTGATACAACTTTATCTAATTACCCAAAAGCAGTAAATCAAATTGACAATGCTATAAAATCTCATACTGGCAAAACACCTGTAGATATTTTTTATGTAAACAAAAGCCCAATAGATTCTTTTGAAAATATTATAAAAAGAACTTCACGACAAGTAGAAGAATTTGGTAGTGGCAGAATTGTGAATATTGATGAAGCAAAAAGGACTCACTCAAACTCTTTAAAAACAATTAAAAAATTAAAAAGACATTACAAAAATAACGATTTAGTTAATATTAAAATTGTTGATAATAATAAAAAAACCCCTAAAATATCATCATTAGATAAACTTCCTAAATCAATAAAGCCTGAAATTCTTGAAAATAAGTTTATAGATATATTAACGGAAGCAAGAAAAAGTGATAAAATTGATCAAGATGTTTATACAAAAATGCTAAATGGAAGAACTGACCCTTTAGCTATAAAGCCAACTATAGGTGAAACAGTTGGCGATATAATATATGGCTTTTAAAATCAGCCTAGTCTAGGTATTGATATTCTAATAAATCTTTCTGCCATTACAAATATTATTATTACCCATATCATTGCAGTAGTTACGTTCATTTAAAACCCTCCTTTATATTTTATTATAACACCCTCTGTATTAATCCCAAAAGTTACCTTCTGCTAAATAGTAATCTGATCCATTCCCATCATCAAACCATGCAAAATTTACAACACCTGTTAGCTTGTAAACTCTTTTATTCATAGCAGTCATGTAACATGGGTCAGGGTTTTTGTAGCCAGACTTTTTATAATGTCCAAAGTCATTATATTTTTCAGCTACTTGTTTAGTAATTTTGTGAACTTTCTTACCAATTCTAAACAATCCATAATCTTTATTTGCATATCTCATTATCTTTCTCCTTTTAAAATTACTAAAATATTACAAATGGTGAAACTGCCCATTTTGGATTGGCTTTTTTGTTTAACTGATTTACTTTTTCTTGAGCCTCTTTCTCGTTTTCAAACTTCACACATTCACCAGACTCATCTTTGTAAAATTCTGTTGGTTGGTAAGTTTTAGTAAATTTTTTTCCCGATCTGTATGTTCGTATTTCACTAATTTCATGTCCCAACCTATTAATTTCAAATCCTTTTTTCATTATCTTTCTCCTTTTAAAATTACTTCTTCCCATGTTAATACGTTAATAAATTCTTTTAAATTATCTGCATCAGATTTTTTATTGTCATTAAGTAATTCAGCAATAGCACAAATCATAAAATCTTTTTTCATAGATTTTGATGCAGCCACTTTTTCTATAAATAGCCCAACTTGATCAGGTGTAATATTATATTGATCTGCGTTGTATTTTCTTGTATCTTCAGCCATCTTCACTCTCCTTTATTTAAAAACCCTACATACACACAATAGCAGGTATGTACTTATATGCAAGTCTTTTTACAAATCATTTTAATATACATTTATAATGCTATAAAGAAACTTAACAAATAACTTGCAATTAATAAATATACCATTAATATAAGAAGTGAGGTTAATAACAAAGGAGAAACAAAATGCCATTTAATCAAGCAGACATACTTGTAACAAGGTTTGGGACTAAAAGCCTTACTAAAGGTTGTGTAAAGGTTACTATCGAAGGAATTAATGTTCCTTTTGGTTATTTAAAAGAAGAGGCTAGTAATAAAGCGCCACTTTATAAACTTGTTTGCAGGCAGCAGTATGGTGTACACCTTGAGCCAGTAGATCAACCAGACGGCATGGTTGGACCAATGTCAAATGGTGTTTATGCTGATGTTTCAGGTGGGTGCAGCGCCTTTATTAAACCAAAAATTGAAAAATTGCTAGGTTATCCTTGCCCTGATTTAATTCCTGTGTTTGACAGGTTTGAAACTCAAGAGCAATACAACAGCAATTGTATATAATTTTTAACTAGGAGAATTAAAGGGAGCTTTGGCTCTCTTTTTTTAAGCATCTATTCTTCTGCTGGCAATATCCAATAAATTTTCCATAGCTAACTTAAATTTTACCTCATAAAATACAGGTTGTTTTTCGCCTAAAAAATTAGCATAAATAGCCTGTCTTTGATCTGTTGGTAATGAGCCAATGATAGCATCTAATGTTTTTACATTTTTTTTGTCGGCTACTTCAACCATATCATCAAATACATTCGCAGAATAGCCGCCTGTAGACATATAACTAACCTTACTAGGGTAACCTAGTTTGTGGTTATCCATTTTGTGCCAGCGAACCCAATCATTAATAATTTCATTAAGTCTAGAAATTCTCATTCGTTCCCATAATCATAAACAACAAATGAGTTACGATTGTTTGATACAGAAAGGGGGTAGCTTACATTTAAACCATCTTCAACTTTGTATAATGTTCTTTTTAATACTTTAAACTTTATAGAGGATTTTGGATGATATAACTCTGCTAATAAACATTTAGGTTCTTTAAAGTAAACAGTTTGTTTATTTTTTCCACTGCTCTGTCTACTTAATCTTGATTGTACACAAAGCCTTCTTATAACATGAGTAACAACCTCACGCTCCATTCCTATTTTTTCAGACACTTCTTTAACGGTTAATCTTTCAGTGTTAAATAATTTCTCTACTAAAGGCGCTAATTTATTCATCTGCATCTTTGTTCCATTATTAAACACATACCAATGAAAATTAGACTGATCTTGCAACCTTTGATATTTCATTTAAATTTCCCTTTGGTGATAGTTCGGCCACTTAACTCATGAATAATTTGAAAGTCAGATTTGTTGTAAACCATAATGTAGCCATAACCTTCATAAATATACTTATGCTCACGCCATTCCTCATTGTTCTTTTTTAGAATCTTTTTGCCTTCTGTCATTATTGCAGACCCCTTTTAAATTAAAATTGCCAATATCTGTCGTTACGCCACACCACCATTTCTTATAATATAGGGCAGCAGGCTCACCACATTTATTACAAACAGCTTTACCTGCTTTAATCTTCGTCATGAAACTCATCAAGTCTTTGTTCAAATATAATTTCTTCTATTTTTTTTAATGCTTCATCATCATCCTCAACATGAGCAATAAGGTGATCTAGATACCATCGAGCTTTTCTTAAATCTCCAGCCCCTTCTTTTTTCTTCCAGCGCCATAAATACTTAAAAATGTTACCTGTATTTGTGGCTTCTATTCCAACTAATCCTTCAACCAATCCCTCGATACAGTCAATGCACTCCAAACCTTTTTTGGATTTGTAATGCTTTGGGTTTACTAAAAAGTCTGTCATTTTATTCTCCATTTAAACAAGTTTCATGTTGTTTCTTTACAAACACTTTACTGCCTGGCGTGGCAGATTTAAACAACTTATCATTACTGTTACAAATATAATTATAATGATCTACATTGTATGATACATACATATCCCACATCTTAAAACAAATAGCAATAGTAATTAAATAAACCACTAACCCTTTTGTAATAATATTCTGAATCCATTTAAGCATTTTACTTATACTCCTTTAATGTATTTGACATCTTGTTTCTTGATATAATAATAAAAGTTACATTTTATTAATTATAAATAAGGAACTATTATGTGGACAACACCAGCAGCAACAGAAATGCGTTTTGGATTTGAAGTAACCATGTACGTTATGAACAAGTAAAAAAATGGGCATCTAGGATGCCCTTTCTAATTTATATTCAGCAAAAGAACATTTCTTACCAAATCTATTAATAGATTTTTTTGTTATTGTTTTAATATCATGTCCTTGATTTCTCAAATCATTTATTCTTGAAGCCAACCTTCTAACACCATATTTTTCTCTTGCAATGTTATCGTTAATTACTTTTCTTGATCCACTAAACCAATGCTTACTTTCTAAATAAGACAAAATCATTTTATTTTGCGAGGTAGACATTTTTCAACTCCTTTAGTAATTAAAAAAATACAAATAAACACCCAAGACAGCAATGCAGCAATACCCATTACAAATAACGCTGCAAATAAAAACATGCTAGAAAGGAACATCATCTTTCATGTCAGCTATATCTTGAACTGGCGCCGATTGATTTGATTCTCCATACAAGCTTTCTGGTAAATTATTTTTTGTAGGAGCTTTTGATTCCCCTTGCCAAAATACTTTAGTGTTTCCTAATATAACCCCCCTTGTGCCAGACTCTCTTTCTTCTGAGGTAACTGATTGAGTAATCATGCCGTTGTTGTCATATTGATCTTTATTGTCAAGATCTACAAAGGCTGTGATATTTAAATAAGTCCCTTTTTTACCTTTAATAAGTTTTTCTTTATCAATTTTTGTTACATCTATACTTCCCGAAATTCCTACTGTAGCCATTTTATTTCTCCTTGTTAAAATTAAACTCTGGTTTCCTCTTGTAGCGAGGTGGTTCTTTATCCTCTGAAACATACCTTAAAAAATCTATAGCTAAAGGCATATACCAGTCAATAAATTCTTGATCGTATTGTACCAACTTCGTATGAAAATCATTTGGTGTCCATACAACAAAATGTGCTGCAACTGCGTTTTTATATCCGTTTGCTTGTGCTACTAACATCTGTATCTGCATTTGTACCCAGTATCTATCTGGTATAGTGGGATAAATCTTTTGAGTGAATGGACATTTTATCTCAACAGGGACTCCGTTAAGAAAGCCGTCTGCTGATGCCCCTATAGGAAAATTAGGATGTACCAAGAGCTTATTACCATTCTCACATATATCATTCATGTGTTTTTCAAAGGCTTGTAGTGCAGTTTCCTCGTGGTCATTCCCCCACTGGGTCATAATATTACCTTTAAAAGGTGCATCACGCAAGGTCTTTTCGCGCCATAGCTTTTTTCTTTCAAAGACTGATCCCCATGCAGCTGAAGCAGTTACTATATTATGCCTGCGATTGTCTTTAAGATGATTTTTTGAGTTCATTAGCAAAGTCCCTTAATTCAGTTTGTTGGGTAGCTGATAGTTCAAAAAAGGCAGTATTTAAAGATTTCATTTCGTACGCCTCTCTTAAAGTTTGCTTTGCATCTTCAAGTTCTTTTTTTGATGATGGCTTATTTTCGTCAGTATTGTCTGTTGTATCTGCGTCTTTAGTGTCATCAAGAAGTAATAAACCTGCTAACGCATACTTTCTTGCATAGGAAGATGAACTACCAAAGCTCTGGGCGATATCCATACCTTTACGATTTGGATTAATACCTGCTTGAGCTTTAACACTTATAGATTCCTTTTCTACTGCAAAAACTACAGTTGCTTCAATGTACATATATTCGTTTACAGATTTAACTTCATCTGTGATCAATATAGTGGCATTATTTTTAGCTAATAAAGGTTTAACTGCTTCTAATATATCTTCACAACTGCGATATTTATAATTACCAAATTTATTCATTTGTCCTTTTGGCACCTTTATTTCTTTCTGAATTTCAATTAATTCTTTCATACTAATAATCTCCTTTGATTAAAAATCTTCTAATACTTTTTTAAATGATTTGCCTGTTTCTATTTTTGTGTAAATTAGAACTCCAAAAAAACTAATTGTAGAACCAATTAATAAATAGATATAAAAGACAATTATAAATGCTAAATCTGAATCTGATAAACTAGGTAACCAATCCATAATTACACTCCTTTAATTACACTTATTAATTCTTCTTTAGCTTCTAGTTCCATTTGTCCTAATACTGAAGCAGGACCTTCAGATAAAACTAACCTAGAAAACTCTTGAATAATAACAAAATTATAATGCTCTTCTTCCTTTCTGTTATCTTCTTGCTGTTCTAAATAATCGTTATGTAATGAACTCATTTGTTTCTCCTTTGTTTATATTGCATAACCACAATAAAGCATAACAATTAATAAAGCAACAACTTTCTTACAAACATTTTTAATAAATATATTGCAAATAACTTTCCTTTGATATATGGTAGTAAGAAATGCAATAAAGCATTTACTAAAAGGAAAACAAATGACCTACACAGAGGCAATAAAACTATACGGTGGTAGCAGAAGAAAGATGGCTGAACATTTAGGATTAAGCGTGCAGGCAGTGCAACACTATTCTAAAAATCCAGATCAAGACTTACCAGCAGCTAGGGTTTTTATGATTAAAACTTTGCTTGGTATAACTGATACGCCAAAAATGCCTAGAGTGATTATTACTGCTAAAGGCGAAATAGTATAAACATAATTACAAAGGGGTAATATGTACAAGATTAAAAATTGGGAAGAGTTTCAACCACCATTAAGACCAGATAGGAATGTTATTTGGATTAAGCTTTATAGAAAGGTTTTAGATGATTTTAACTGGAGCAATTTAACTGATAGTAATAAAGCAACCCTTATAGAGTTGTGGCTATTAGCATCAGAAAAAGAGGGTAATTTACCAGCAGTTGATGAAATTGCTTTTAGATTAAGGCGAGATAAATCTTTTATAAACAAACAGTTAGAACAGTTGTCGTCATTTGTTTTACGAGATGATGCCGATACGCTGCCGACTCGGTTGCCTAGAGTAAGAGTAAGAGTAAGAGTAGAGAAAGAGTTAGAGAAAGAGATAGAGGTAGATAATGGGTTCGATTTGTTTTGGAAAAATTATCCAAAAAGAATAGGTAAAGGCAAAGCTCAACTAGCATGGAAAAAACATAAGCCAGATATTGATGAAGTTTTAAAAACACTTTTTTGGCAGCTAGAGTCTAAAGAATGGTTTAATGAGAATGGAAAATTTATACCACATCCAACCACCTGGATTAACGCTAAAAGATGGCTAGATGAGCCAACAGAGGTGCAAACGTTTTGATTAATTCTAACAAACCACAGTTTAAGGAAATGCTAGACACTTTGTTTGAGATTTATAATAGGCGACACGCAGATCAAAGTTTAATAAGGGTTTGGTGGCATAAATTAGATAAGTATTCAATAGATATTGTAAGTAAATCATTTGATATATGGACTAGCAGCTCTAATAAGGCTCCAACACCTTACGATATTATATTGATATGTAGAAACAAGAGCCAGGAGATGTTAGCTGCCAAACAGCCTAAGATAGAAAACTTGGTAAGTAAACCAATACCAAAAGAGCTAAAACTTAAAATGCAAAAAATATTAAATAAGTTTAGGAGCAAAGCATGATTAATTTTACATTAGGCAAAAACAATTTAGATGGCTTAATTCTTAAATTAAAAGAATTAGATCCAGAACAACTTTGGACTGTAAAAATAACACCATATAAATCTACAAGGTCGTTAGATCAGAATGAATATTACTGGCGATTGGTTACAGAGCTTGCAAATTATTTTGGATTAAAGTCTAAAGATGAGATGCACCAAGTTTTATTATACAAATTACTTTCAGAAGAAAAACAAATTAAAAATTTAAAAGTAATAACTGTTGGCAGCACTACTAAATTAAATGTAAAAGAATTTAACAAGTACCTAGAAAAAGTAAAAGATTTTGCAATGAGTTATGGATTTAAATTAAACGAGGAGTAAATTATGTCCACACAACAAAGTTTAGAAATGTTTGACAAAGAAGAAAATGATCTTATTGAAACAACTTATACAAAAAAAATTGATGTGCCATTATATGTACCTACATATAAAAAGCCAAACATTCACGAACTTGCAAGTTATTTAAAATCTACAAAATTAACGCAAGCAATAAAAAATTCTAATGTAACAGAAGAAGAAAAAAACTTTTTAATTCAAGCAGCTTATAGGCACACAATATTTAATTTTGCAAAAATTGCTGATTATTACGCACACGCAGACAAAGAAATGCAAGAATTAATGGAACAAAGTGCTTTAGTTATTGTTGATTTTGATAAAGCCATTGAATGTGGATTTGTTGCTTTAAATGATCAGCTTTCAAATCAATATTTAGAGGAACAAAATGCTAAATAATTTTTGTGTTTTTATTTTAACTCATAATCGACATGATAGAGTTTACACATACAAAACTTTGAGAGATAAAAATTACACAGGAAAAATTTTTATTATTTTAGATGATGAAGATAAATCTTATGATGAGTATGTAAAGTTATACAAAGATCAAGTTATTGTGTTTTCAAAAAAAGAAGCAGAAAAAACTTTTGATATAGGTGATAATTTCAATGATAGACGAGCTGTTGTTTTTGCTAGAAATGCTTGTTTCAATATTGCTAAAAAATTAAATTACAAATATTTTTTAGTGCTTGATGACGATTACACTGATTTTAGATGGTCTTTTGATAACAACAAAAAATATGTAACAAATAAATATATGAAAAATCTAAACAAAATATTTGAGATCATGTTAAATTTTTACAAAAAAACATCTTTTACCAGTATCTGTATGGCGCAAGGAGGTGATTTTATTGGAGGAGCCGGAAGCGGATTAAGTCAAACATTCATAAATGGTCAAATTTCAAGAAAAATTATGAATAGTTTTTTGTGTTCAGTTGATAGACCTTTTCAATTTGTAGGAAGAATCAATGAAGATGTAAATGCTTATTGTTATTTTGGTAACAAAGGACATTTATTTATGACTGTTGCCCAATTAAGGTTGGAGCAAAAAGCAACACAAAGTAATGCGGGTGGCTTAACTGATATATATTTAGGCTCAGGAACTTATGTAAAAAGTTTTTATTCTGTGTTATATAACCCTTCCAGTGTTAAGGTAAGACTAATGGGTCAAAGTAATAAAAGATTGCATCACAGCATTAATTGGGATGCTACAGTACCTAAAATTATTTCTGAAAAGTTTAAAAATTATGGCAAAGAAAAAGAATAAAACAAAAGACGAAAAACAGTGGCTCAATAAAATGTCAGAGTTTGGATGCTGCATATGTAAAAGATACTATGACGAGATTGATGCACCACCTGCAAATTTACATCACATTAGAGAAGGTATGGGCATGGGTCAAAAAAATAATCACTTTATGGTTTTACCACTTTGCCATCATCACCATCAAGGTAAAGATGGGTTTCATACAAGTCCAAAAAAATGGGTTGAAGCATATGGAAAAGAAAGCAAAATGCTGGAATGGGTATTGGAGAGCTTATGAAGGTGTTACCAATACAACATTATGAAACTAAAGAATGGTTATTAAAAAAACATTACGCAAAGCGTATGCCTCAAATTTCTTATGCTTTTGGATTGTACATTAATAACGAGCTTGTTGGTGTTTGTACATATGGTATGCCACCAAGCAGCACTTTAGCTGAAAGTATTGCAGGTAAAAACTTAAAAAAAAATGTATTGGAATTAAACAGATTAATTACAACAGATAATTTACCTAAAAATTCTTTATCATACTTTGTATCACAAACATTAAAAATGTTGTCTAATAATTTTATAATTGTATCTTTTGCAGATTCAAATGTTGGACATAATGGATATATTTACCAAGCAACTAATTTTATTTACACAGGAATGTCTACAAACACTTCAAAATTAATTGATAAAAATGGAAATGAATTTCATTTTAGAAATATAGGTCACTACCAACAAAATAATAAACTAAATGTTAAATTAGTAAAACGAAGGGCTGATGAAGGAAATGTTGATCAAATTGATTTGGCTAATTATCTAAAATTATACAAAGGCAAATGGACAGCTAAACAATTAGATAAAGAGTTTGGTTATAAAGACACTTGCTCTCATTGGTTCAGGACTGATTCTGGATTTAGTTTTCCAAAGGTAGATGATTGGAAAAAACTTAAAAAAATATTAAAGTTTTGTGATAAATATGACAAAGTAATGACTGCATATAAAATGACTCCTTGCCCAAATGAAATAATTAAAAAATTAGAATTAACAAAAGTAAAGATTTTACCGAAACATAGGTATATTTATATTACTGGCAATAAAAAATTTAAAAAACAAGTAACAACAAATTTAAAATTAACACAATTACCTTACCCAAAAAATAAAAATCGTAATTATGATGTAGGTAAAAATGTAAAAACCCAAAAAGTTTTATTTTAAGAGTTGGAATGGGTATTAGATAATTTATAGGAGGATAGATTATGTTAGCAGAAGGAATATTTATATTAACTGTAAGTTTAAGTGGTAATTATGATGATCTAGAATTTGTAGGATATTTTAATGATTGTCCTACTGCTATGATTTATTTTAAAGAAAATTGTTCAGAGCATAAAGCAGCGAGTTGCTTACTAAAAGAATACAGCAATATACCACCTGACCATGTATCACCAAGTCAATTTGATTTTGATACGATTAGAGAAGGGCAGAGTTGTGGTTTTGTTGGAGTAGATACACGAACTTTTATAGGAGAAGATGATGATTGAATTTATTTTATTAGTGAGTTTAAGTGGTATGCCATCAGGAAATGTTTATGCTGGATCGTTTAACTCCTGCCAGGAAGCATTTACTTATGCAGATGTACACTATGCTGATTGGCGCGGCAGAACTTGTGTTAGGGAAATAAGTAATGGGTAAAGGAAGCAGTCGCAGACCAACAGACGATAAAAAGTTTTCAAATGCTTATGATCGAATATTTGGTGCTGTTAAAAAACAACCAAAAATTAACAACAAACAGGATAAAGATGGCAAAGACAAGTCCGACTCAAAGAACGCTGGCAAGGTTAAAAAAAGAGAATTATGATCTTATAGCAATTACTGAACGCTGGAACCCTTGGGCAAAAGTCCGACAGGATTTGTATGG